AGAAAGGGTAGTAAAAACCAGAAAGAGAAAGAGATATCAGGATGGTATCAAGGCAGGTGATTTCTATGAAGAACCTGTTGGATTTGATTACAGATACCCAGATTGGTGATGTTCATGCATTGTTTCCCCATTCAAGAGTTACTATTTTCTAAATAACTATAGACAATTTTAGCGATCATTTATCGGGAGTAACAAAGCATGGCAAGTCAAATCTCGCCTGGTGTTATCGTCAAGGAAAGAGACCTGACAACTGGAACAGTTGTTAACTCTGCAGCAACTAACGCAGCAGTAGTTTCAACATTTCAGAAAGGTCCAGTTGGCGAAATCACACAGATCTCTTCACAGAGAGAACTAGTAGACACATTCGGTAGTCCAGGAGACTCAAACGCAGATGACTTCTTTGTCGCATCTGAGTTTCTAAACTACGGTGGTCGTCTGGGTGTTGTTCGTGCAGAAACAGGAGCAGTTAATGCTGGTGCTGCAGCGATCATCAGAAACAAGACAGACTACGAATCAAGAATAGAACAGACTACTCCAGCATGGAAGTGGGCTGCTAGAACACCAGGTATTTGGGGTAACGACTACGATGTTGTTATTGCTGACCGAGGTGCTGACCAATATGTTACATTTGGTTCTGCCCCAGCTGATATAGCTTCTGAAACAGATCTCGTTTTAACTTCTGGTGCTAAAGCAGAAGTTTTATCCTATGATGCAGCAACTTTAACTGCTGCTGTTATTCTAGACAATCCTTCAGTACGTCTTACTACTTCTGATACCCTTGATACTCCTGATGAGGGACAGATAACTACAACAACCGTTAGTGCTGGTGGTACTGGATACACAACTGGTTCAGGTCTTGCTACCGTAGGTGGTACAGGAACTGGTGCTACTGTAGATATCACAGTTGCAGTTGGTACACCTGCTACAACTACTATCACTGCTGGTGGTTCAACATACGGTGCTACTGGTACTAATGTTGGAACAACAGGTGGTACTGGTACTGGATTAACTGTTGACTTCACTTCTACTGGTGGTGTTGTTGATAGTGTAACAATAAGTACTGCTGGTACTGGTTATACAGTTGGAGATACTATCACAATTACTGGTGGTGGTAATAACGCAACCTTTAATATCGCTTCTGTTACTGGTGTAATAACTGCTGTTTCAATTAATGCTTCTGGTAGTGGTTACAAAACACAGGATACACTTAACATTACTCAAGCTGGTGGATCAGGTGGTGTTGCTGAAGTTGCAACAATTGCAGACACAACAATTACAGTTACTGCAGTTGCAGACTGGTGGACTAACACAAACACAGATGGTACTAAGTCAGCTACTGACGATGGTAAGATCGCACTATCTGCTATTGGTCCTCGTCCTGGTACTTCACAATTTGCTGCAGACCTAGGTTTAAGTTATGACGAAGTTCACGTTGGTGTTATAGAAAGATCAACAAAAACTGTTGTTGAAAGAATACAGTATCTTTCTAAGTTTACTGACGGTGTATCTGCTGAAGGTGCTTCTGCTTACTATCCAACGATTGTAAAAGAAACTTCCAACTACGTTTACTTCGGTTCACATAACACTGCTGCACACAGACCTCAAAGTGCTGCTGGAACTCCACTTCAAGTTGGTACTGCTGGTTCTGCTGCAGCCTCTGGTCAGAAGTTACTACTCTTTGGTACTATACAGACTTCATTGGCTGGTGGTACAGATGACTATGCATATACAGTTGGTGAATACCAATCTGGTCTTGAATTATTCAACGATAAAGAAACTGTTGGTGTAGACTACATCCTTATGGGTGGTTCGATGTCTACTGAAGCAGATACTAAGTTGAAAGCTGCTTCATGTATTACTACTGCTAACCTAAGAAAAGATGCTGTTGCATTCGTTTCTGCACATAAAGGTGCTCAGGTTTCTGGTACATCAGCACTTACAAGAACTGCACAGAAAGATAACACAATCAACTTCTTCAGTTCATTAGCATCTTCATCTTATGCAGTATTTGATAGTGGTTATAAGTACTTCTATGATCGCTTTAACGATTCATATCGTTACATTCCTTGCAATGGAGACATCGCTGGTTTATGTGTAGCAACATCTACTACACTTGATGACTGGTTCTCCCCTGCTGGACTATCACGTGGTGGAGTTCGTAATGCTATTAAACTAGCATACAACCCAACTCAATCAGATAGAGACGAACTATATCAGAATAGAATCAACCCAGTTGTTTCCTTCCCTGGTCAAGGTATCACACTATTTGGTGATAAGACTGCATTGTCCTCACCTTCTGCATTTGATAGAATCAATGTTAGAAGACTCTTCATCAATATTGAAGGAAGAGCAGAGGCACTTGCTAAGGCAGTTATCTTTGAGCAAAACGATGATACCACAAGACTTGGTTTCACCAATGCTCTAACTTCTTACCTCTCTGAGGTACAGTCAAGAAGGGGTATCACTGACTTCCAAGTTGTATGTGATACAACAAACAACACACCTAGTGTTATTGATCGTAACGAATTTGTTGCTGAAGTTTATGTTAAACCAACACGTTCTATTAACTACATTACATTATCATTCGTTGCTACACGTACTGGAGTTTCCTTCAGTGAAGTTGTAGGAAGGGCATAAATTAACCACAAACCGTAGGAAGGTAAAAGAAAATGGCTATTAACTCAAACGTATCTGAGTTTCTGCAGAAGATCAAACAGGGTGTTAAACCCAATATGTTCTTGGTCAACATTGCTTTCCCTGGCACTCTTGCCAAGGGAAACAATGATACAGACCTTACAAACATACTTTGCAAGTCTGCAGCACTCCCTGCATCTAACTTAGGTGTAATAGAAGTCCCATTCAGAGGACGTACAGTAAAAATCTCAGGTGATCGTACATTCGACACTTGGACTGCAACATTTGTTAACGATGAAGACATGAGAATTCGTGCATTCTTCGAGCAATGGTCTGCATATATCAATTCACATGATGGTAATACATCTACTCTATTCAAACCAGAAACATCTGGTTCTGGATACATGGCTACTTTAGAAGTAAGTCAATTAGAGAAAGATGCAACCACACAAGGAAATGTAATAAGGAGTTACAAACTTCACCACGCATTCCCAAGTTCAATCTCTCAAATTGATCTTGCTTATGATAGCAACGATCAGGTTTCTGAGTTCACAGTTGAATTCCAACTATCTTATTGGACAGCAGAATCTGGAGCAGCAGCTGGATCTAATCCACCTGACACAACACCAGTTCTCGCCACTGTATAAATAAGATAGATCAAGCGGTAAGATTTATTATGAGTCAGTTATTTGGCTTTCAAATAAACAAGAAGGGGGAACGTAGGGGTCAATCTCCAGTTCCTCCTAATGCTGAAGACGGCGTAGCTGTAGCAGCAGGTGGTTATTTTGGCACATATGTAGAGACTGACGCACAAGCGAGAAATGAATATGATCTCATCAAAAGGTATAGGGACATGTCTCTACACCCAGAGTGTGACTCTGCTGTTGATGATATTATTAACGAGTTTGTGGTTAATGACTCAAATGATAGTTGTGTAGATATCAATCTGGATAACCTAGAAGTAGGTGCTTCAGTAAAGAAAAGAATTCGGGAGGAGTTTGCTTACATCAAACGTCTCCTGAATTTTGATGTTAAGGCACATGAATTAGTTCGTAACTGGTATATCGATGGTAGGATGTATTACCACAAGGTAATCGACTTAGCAGAACCGAAGAAAGGTATAACAGAATTGCGATATATTGACCCGATGAAGATTCGGAAGGTCAGACAAAAAATTAAAAATCCTAATGAAGATCCTCAAGTAGTCAGAGGAACTGCACTCGAACATGAGTGGGGTGACTACGTTGACTATTATATCTTCAACCCTAAAGGATTTGGTAGACAATCTGCCCTCACTGGACCTGGTGACTTCACTGGTAACCAAGGTATCAGGATGGCGTTTGACTCAATCACATATGCCCATTCAGGTCTCATGGACATGAACAAGCGTATGGGTTTAAGTTTCCTTCATAAGGGAATCAAGTCACTCAATCAACTTAGAATGATTGAAGATGCTCTGGTCATCTATCGTTTATCTCGTGCTCCAGAACGTAGAATATTCTACATCGATGTAGGTAACCTTCCAAAGGTTAAAGCAGAACAATACCTACGTGATGTAATGTCTCGCTATAGGAACAAGCTTGTCTATGATGCACAGACAGGTGAGATCAGAGACGACAAGAAGCATATGAGTATGCTTGAAGATTTCTGGTTACCTCGTAGAGAAGGTGGACGTGGAACTGAAATTACAACACTACCTGGAGGACAGAACCTTGGTGAACTTAAAGATGTTGAATACTTTAAGAAGAAGCTTTATAACTCGCTTAACCTTCCACCTAGTCGCCTTACAGACGATAACAAAGGTTTCAATCTCGGTAAGACTACGGAAGTTCTTAGAGACGAACTCAAGTTCGCTAAGTTCATTGGAAGATTACGCAAGAGATTTAGTTACCTCTTCCAAGACATTCTTAAGACTCAACTGATTCTTAAAGGAGTTATTGCTCCTGATGATTGGGAAGATATGCAAGAGCATATCCAGTATGATTACATACACGACAATCATTTCAATGAGTTGAAAGAATTGGAGATGGAAACCCAGAGGGTAGCATTGCTAACCCAGATGGATCCATTTGTAGGAAAGTATTTCTCTGTTGACTATGTTCGTAGACAGATTCTTAATCACACTGATTCTGAGATTAAGGAACAGGATAAGTTAATGAAGAGAGAGATCAGTCAAGGTCTTGTGATGGATCCAATCGATGTTAATACATTCGATACAATGGATCGTCAGAACGATGCTTATGCACCAGAAATCGAGGCACAAAACGCCGAGGATGATGCAGAAAGGGAGATGGATAAAGCGAAGCAACAAGCTAAATTGAAACCTGCTCCTACCAAAACACCCAGTAATACTAAATAGATAATATTATGGAAGAAACAAATCCACAAGCAGAAGTGCTGAATGTAGTTGATTATATTAGAGACGGTAAAAGAGCTGATGCTATTGATGCTGTTAATGATATTCTATTTTCACGTGCTGCTGATGCAATGGCCAGTTATAAACAGACTGTTGCTAAAACATACTTTGATGAACCTGTAGGAGAGGCACAACCAAATGAAACTGATAACGGAACAGATTGAAAATGTAAAGGTCATTGCTGAAGGTAAAGGTGATGATAAAAAACTCTACATTGAAGGAGTCTTTCTACAAGCAGAATTAAAGAACAGAAATGGTAGAGTCTATCCATTTAAAGTTCTAGAAAATGAAGTAGGTAGATACAATGAGGAATACGTTAAAACAAAACGTGCTCTTGGCGAGTTGGGCCATCCTGACGGTCCTACTGTTAATCTTGACCGTGTATCCCACAGAATCGTTTCTCTTAAAGCTGAAGATAATAACTTCATCGGAAAGGCACAGATCTTAGACACTCCTATGGGTAAGATCGCTAAGTCTCTTCTTGGAGAAGGTGTTCAACTAGGTGTATCATCTAGGGGTATGGGTTCGATAGAGCAACGTGAGTCAACCAACTATGTTTGTGATGACTTCATGCTTGCAACTGCTGCTGATATAGTAGCAGATCCTTCAGCACCAGATGCATTTGTAAATGGTATAATGGAAGGAAAGGAATGGGTTTGGAACAATGGTATTCTGAAGGAAACCAAAGTTGCTAAATACCAGAGGTATATGAGCGAGGCAACTCGTCAAAATCTAGAAGAGAAAACACTAAAAGTCTTTGGTGATTTCCTTTCAGGATTATAATTTAATAAATAAACTTAGACTTAATCAGCTAATTATCGGGGAAACTCAAATGTCAGATATGTTAAACGAAAAGTTTGCGGAGTTCGTTAGTGAAGAATCCACTCAGAAAATTCTTTCTGAGTATCAGGATCCTATGCCTAAAGTAACTGCAACTGTTCTTCAATCGAATCCACCTGCACCAGGTGCAGTCAGTGGTGAACCTAAGAGAGATTCACATAAGGATCCTCAACCTAGTGTTGGAACAGATGCTGCTACAGCAGGTCAATCCATAACCGATAATGGTGGTCCTCTACCAGACGGTAAGGATAAAGGCGAAGAGAATCCAGGTGCTAAGGCTGCTGCCCCCGTTGGAGCCAAAGGAGCACAATCAGATGGAACCGCACAAACCGCTAACATAAACGATGCTGGTGATCAAGGAGCAACACCTTCTGTAGGTACTGCTGCTGCTTATGGTACTACTACTGGACCCGATGTACAGTACCCAGTTTCTCCATCATTTGAAGAAGTTGATATGTCTGACGATGTAAAGGCACTTCTAGAAGGTACAGAACTTTCTGAAGAGTTTGCTAAGAAGGCACAAACTATCTTCGAGGCTGCTGTTAAGTCAAAGCTCAAAGAAGAGCATAAAAAGCTTGTAGAACATTTCGCTAAGGAATCTGCAGATAAGATTGAGGCTGCTAAGGCAGAACTCGCAGAGGAAGTTAACGGAACTGTAAACTACGCCATTGGTCAATGGGTTGAAGATAACCAAATTGCTGTTGACCGTGGAATAAGAAATGAGATTACTGAAGACTTCATTGCAGGTCTGAAGAATCTCTTTGAAGAGCACTACATTTCTATCCCAGACGATAAAGTCGATGCGGTAGAAAGTATGGCTAATTCAGTTCGTGAAATGGAAGAAAGACTAGACGAACAGGTCAAGTCTAATGTGAAACTTCAAAAACGTCTAAATGAGAACACACAAAAAGTAGTTCTGAACACTGTTTCAGAGGGATTGGTGGATACTCAGAAAGACAAACTCGCTGCACTTGCAGAGGGTATTGAGTTTACTACTGAGGAAGAATATTCCAAGAAGATCAGTACACTCAAGGAGAGTTATTTCTCCAACGCTCCTAAAGTAGCGAGCACAGAGGAAGAAGCACCAGTTGAGTCTGAAGCAGTTGCACCAGCAATGGGAGCATATGTAGACGCACTCAGCAGATGGTCTGAATCACAATAAAGTAAATTAATTTTCTATTAGAAATGTTTAATGCTAAACAACTAACAGAGAAGTGGGCTCCTGTTCTTAGTCACGAATCCTCACCAGGAATCAAAGACAATTATAAGAAGGCAGTTACCGCCGTTCTGTTAGAAAACCAAGAACGCTTCCTACGTGAAGAACGTGGAATGCTAAACGAAGTCGCCGTGAACGCTCTCGGTGCAAGTACTGTATCACCTGCTAACAGTGCATTAGGTAACAGCAACACAGCTGGACTTGCTGGTTTCGACCCAGTATTGATCAGCTTGATTCGCCGTTCAATGCCTAACCTAGTTGCTTATGATATCTGTGGTGTCCAGCCTATGTCTGGTCCTACTGGATTGATCTTCGCAATGAGATCTCGTTACGAGAATCAAGGTGGAGAGGAAGCACTCTTCAACGAGGCAGACACA